ATCATGATCTCTCTTGCATTCAATCAAACGATGACCCTCAAAGCCGCTAAAGAAATAGCAGGCTCACTAGGCAAGCCCTCTAAAATGCCGGGTTTGTCCTATGGCATAAGCGCTAAACAGTGCATCACCGGCGCAAAACTTGCTAAAATAGAGGGTACTGTGTGTTTTGACTGCTATGCTCTTAAGGCTAATTACAGTTATCCAAGTGTACAAAAAGCCCATGAAAAGCGCATAAGTGGCCTTGATCATGTTTTGTGGGTTAACGCTATGGTAACACTTATCAAAGCCTCTAAGACTGAATATTTTCGTTGGCATGATGCCGGGGATTTGCAGAATTTTCAGCATTTGCTTAACATCGTTAAAATAGCGGAAATGTGCAGCGATGTTGCATTCTGGCTCCCTACTAAGGAAAAAAAATTCATAAGTCAATTTTTATCTGTATTCGGTGATTTTCCTAGTAACTTATGCGTTCGGGTATCTGGTGCTATGGTTGACGGTAACGCTCCAGACTTTAAAAATACTAGTACTGTGGTCACTGTAGACTCTAACGCTACTTGCCGCGCATTTGAGAATTCTAACAAGTGCGGTGATTGTCGTAAATGCTGGAATAGTGACATTTCCAATGTCTCCTACTTGAAACACTAAGATAAGGGGTTTAAACCATGCAAAACGGTATATTTCCAAAATTTGAAAAGCACTCAAATGCAGCATGCTTTCACTGCGGTGCAAGCATAGGCCATGAATCCCCTATAAATTATGGTTTTCCTAAGGGTAAATATGGCATATGGTGCGACACTTGCAAACTGCGAACATATTATGATACTGACGATAACACCCTCAAATTTGACCGTATAGGTGGCGTATTAAAGCCGGTTTGCTCGTGCGGATGCACTAAACCATATAATGAATGGCTTGAAAATGAATCGGGTTATAAAGAGTGTCCTGAATGTAGGGGGGTTTAAAATGACACCCTTAGAATATTACAACCAATTGATTGACAGGCATAAGGCTTATTCCTGGGCTGCACCGATACCTTATGAACAGTGGCTTAAATTGTGGTGGCCTACTATTGAGAGGGGTTTAAAATGACTGAAAAGCACATAATTTATCTATTTGATTTAGTAGGCTTGCCATATGAAGAAATAGCCCTTAAATCAGGCTTAACAGTGGAACAAATAAGGGCCATTGTATGCAAGCCGAGTCCGTACCCTCTACAGTACAATTCTAGGAACAGAGCCATAAATTGGGTAAACGGTAAGTGATAAATTTTAGACTGTAGCATCTTATCGTGTTAGGATGCTATGGCCTACAATTTTGTAGGTTTACTTGAAAGAACAAAATGATTGTCTTTAATTATCCAAGCAAAAAAGTAATGAAAGAACATGTAGGTAAACAGTTGCGTTACATTGAAACATCCATGTTCGGAGCTGAGTATCGCTCTAATGGCTCATTTGTAGGGGCTAATCGCCCACATATAACAGGACAAGGGCGGGAATTCTTCGCCACTGTGACGATGAAAGACGGTTTAATTGTGTCGGTTAAATGAGGGATCAACATGCAAAACTGGTTTAATACTCTAAGCGAGGCATTAGAGTCTGAAAAAATCTCACATATGTGGCCTAATACGCCTATTGCATACGGGCAAACTATCGGGTTGACGTATGACGACGGCACTAGATACGGGCACTATGTTTCTATTTATAGGGACTCTAATGGACGTTATGAGCGCCCAATTCACTACAGAAGGGGTTAACCATGCCACGGTATGAAGTACAATTCAAGACTAGCCGGATAGTTGCGTATAGTGCCACTGTCCGAGCACTGTGTGAGCACTGGATAGAGTGCAATAATTTTGCACCAGATACAGACTACTATGACCCTATAACAGGGGAAATAGTGCCGGAGAGAGTGACTAAGGGAGAGTGTCTCAATTTGTTTATACTTAAAAAGATATGCTGACATTTTGCAATACTTGGCCCTTCCCTCCCTTCCCTAATCCATTGGATACAGGGCAGAATCGCCCTAAATTTAACCCTTCAAATCATGAGGATGCACCATTGTGAAGACAATAATACATGTAAACCAACATGCTATCAGGCGAAACATCAAAGCAGAGACTAGAGAGCCTGTTTTGACTGTGAAAACCTATAAATCGAACACTTATGCCCATGAAGTAGCTATTAAGGGAGATAGTAAGATTGTTTACTCTCCAGATAAACCCTTGTCTTGTGGTGCTAGGGTATGGATTGAAACAGAGTCAGAAGTGGAGATTTTAGCATGACTAAACTAAAACAATTTAGCTACACAATCAGGGGCTTTAAATTCTATGGATTGTGTGAAATACAATCTATTGAATCTTTGCCCTTAATTGTCAACTGTACTGACCTCTATCTTGAGGACTTACCCGGAGATCATGACGTAAAAAACATCGTGGACTATCAATTGATCTTGGACATTGAAGACATGGTTAGACTGGAGTACGAAAATGCTTAAAAGATACAATCATTGGGTTATACTTTTTCTGATACTAATTGCTTACATGATAACAGGGTACTATGATTCAATGGATTATTGACCTAATCTTACCTTCAAGGAAGGCTCAGGAAGGCCTCTAAACGGGCCTACAAGGGGCTTTAAACAATCAACTAAGGGCTACATAGCCTGAACACACTAAAGGAGCTTTAAATGCACTGTGTAATCTGCGACAAGAACCTGAAAGACCACGAGTCAGTGAGGAGACACGGGATAACAGGAGAATTCCTAGACATATGTGACTGGTGTCTGAGGACTATTCCGGGGATGCCTACCAAGATGCCCAAGGAGATGCCTACAGCGAGTGAGGATGACGTAGGAGAGGTTGACATTGACTTTGACATTGATGTCACAAAGGTGACAGACATTTACAATGACGATGTTGACAACGACTAAAAGCCATGTATAATAATCTATATAGACTATGACATTTATGTTCATGCTTAGATGAATAGATTATGAGATACTTATATTAAGTTCTTATATCATTAACTTTAAAGCATATACATCAATGTATGAGTACTTTATAGTACTTTAAGAGTAGTCTATATCTTGTTAACCTTCACACAATGGAATTGATATGAATGAATTGTCGATTGAAGAGCAGTACCGCATGGACGAACAAGAACAGGAATTGTTAAAGTTTGAATGTTGGTATCATTCTGTCATTGATGATATGGCTAGTCTTGTCTGCGTTAACGGATACGAACAGGTCATGTATGATGTGATGTGTGCTGTTCAGCGGTGTAACCGCGATAAACGATTGAAGGAGAGTAAACAATGATTGTCTCCGTCTTTGTTGGTGTCTTAACTTTGTTGAAGGTGGTGTTAAAATGACTACTAGAACATTCACAGCTAGAATAGGAAATGGTCGTGCTGAGGTCGTCATCGAGTACAGCGCAGATCGTGACTATGATGAACGGGGTGACTTCTGGGACGTTGATTGGGATACCGTCAAGGTGTTCCTGTTCGAGATCAACATCGCAGATGCCCTTGGTGAGTCCGAGTGGCAAGAAGTTCAAGAATGTATTGAGGATGATTTACCATGAGCAAAGAAGCCATTAACGCTGCGTTAGACAAGAAGGCAGAGAACGCTAGAGAGTTGGGTTTGGACTATGAGCCACAGCCTGAATATGTTGCATTTATGGATTTTCCGCACCGCCCTTGGGTTGGGCTAACGGATGAGGAGATTGAAGAAGTTTGGAAGCAAGTGGAGGCAAGCGATTTTCGTGACGTTGTACAGCCGTTTGCCCGAGCCATTGAAGCCAAACTCAAGGAGAAGAACACATGACTTCAAAGTTCCTACGTCACATAGCCTGTGAGCATTGTGGGAGCAGTGATGCTAACAGTTTGTATGATGATGGACATACCCATTGTTTTAAGTGTGGCACTACAGAACACGAACACGAAGCAGAAGAGCGACACGTTATTAGACACAACATGGCACGTAAAAGCGTGACTCAAATGGAAATCAAAGGTACAGTTAAATCAATCCCTGATAGAGCAATCAGTCAGGCAACCTGTGAAAAATACGGAGTAACAACAGATGGAGATAGGCAGTATTATCCTTACTTTGACTCAGACGGAGTTAGAACGGCTGTTAAACAACGCAGTGTTCCTACAAAGACATTCTCCATCACCGGAGACTTCGGGAGAGCTACACTATTCGGTCAGCATCTCTTTCACGGAGGAGGAAAGGCTATCACAATTACAGAAGGAGAGCTTGATGCTCTCGCTGCTTTCCAAATGCAAGGGTCTATCTATCCTTCAGTGAGCATCAGGAACGGTGCTCAGGCAGCCTTAAAGGACTGCAAAGCACAGTATGAATGGTTGAATAGTTTTGATTCTGTGGTGATCTGCTTTGATGGTGATGAACCGGGGAAGAAGGCTGCTAAAGAAGTGGCTGAACTGTTCGGTAACAAAGCCAAGATCATGCAGTACAAAGATGGTTACAAGGATGCTTGTGAGTACCTTCAATCAGGAGCTAACAAGGAGTTTGTTAACGCATGGTGGAAGGCTACTCCTTACATTCCTGACGGCATCGTCAACGCTGCTGACCTGTGGGAGGCAATCTCTCAGCCAGAGCCTGTAGCGGAGGCACAGTACCCTTGGAAGGGTTTGAATAACCTGCTGTATGGTATCCGTCCTGCGGAGCTTATAACGGTTACTGCTGGAAGCGGATTAGGTAAGAGTCAGTTCCTTCGGGAAATACTGTACCACTTACTTAAGACAACCAGTTGGAACATTGGTGGATTGTTCTTGGAAGAGTCAACACGTAAAACAGCAAGGAGCATTATGAGTCTTCATGCCAACAAACTGTTACACTTGCCTGATACACCTACCACTGAACAGGAATTAAAGGAGGCTTTTGATGCGACTCTTGGAAGCAATCGGATATATCTATTTGACCACTTTGGTAGCAGCGATGTTGATAACATTAGTAATCGCATTAGGTACATGGCAAAGGCCTGTGACTGCCGTGTGGTGTTCCTAGATCACATCAGCATCGTTGTCTCAGGTCAAGACTTAGGTGATGAACGTAAAGCCATTGACAACATGATGACAAAGTTGCGTACACTTGTGCAGGAGCTGAACATCACATTGATCTGTGTAAGCCACTTAAAACGGCCTACAGGGAACCAAGGACATGAGGATGGTGGTAGTGTGTCATTGTCACAGTTGCGAGGCTCTGGAGCCATTGCACAACTGAGCGATGCAGTGATTACTTTGGAGAGGAACAGCATGGCTGAGAATGAAGCTGAGAGACACTTGACCAAGGTAGCAGTGGCTAAGAATCGTTATAACGGTGAAACTGGCCCTGCTTGCAAGTTGCAGTACAACGGATATACTGGACGTATGTTGGAAACAATGGAGGAAGCGTTATGAGCGATGGCGGTAAAGGATCAGCACCAAGGCCTATCCCTGACCCTCAGAAGTTTAGAGATAATTGGGACGAGATATTTGGAAAGAAGGAAAAGAAATGACAATCGAGCACCTGATTGTAGGGGCTACCGGAGTAGGATACCTGATCGTAGGTGTGCTACAATGGAGCAAGGGAGAAATCTCTAACGGGATGATCTGGACAGGGTACGCCTTTGCTCAGATTGGATTGTGGCTTAACATCAAATAGAGGACTTCTATGCCTGATATAACAATGTGTAACGACTACTCCTGCCCTGACTTTAAGAGATGCTACCGAGCACAGGCAAAGCCTTCAGTGATGCAAAGTTACTTTGTAGGCTCTCCACGTAAGATGGACGGATGTGATAGATTATGGCCTATCTTTAAAGAACAGGTTAAAGAACTTCTGGAGAAAGAACGTGAGAATAGTCCTAGACATAGAGACAAACCTAGCACATGACAAGATTCATGTTGTTGTAACCAAAGACATTGACACCGGAGAAGTGAAGGTATGGAAACAAGCAAGCAGCCTGCGGGAGTATTTAAAGGACGCATCGTTGATAGTCGGACACAACGTCATAAGTTTCGATGCACCAACATTGAATCGCTTATGGATGACGAATATACAATTGAGTCAGATGTACGATACATTGATAGTAAGCAGGCTTCTCGACCCTTCCCGAGAGAACGGACACAGCCTCGAAGCGTGGGGCGAGAGGGTTGGGACGGGTAAGATTGACTATCCTGCTGTCTGGTGCTGGATGATGGACAGAGAAGAGAGGTACAAGAATGAGTGTTTTGACAATCCTATTGATTCTCTTTTGGTTGATTATTGCATTAGGGATGTTGAAGTTACTGCTAAGTTGTATTCTAAGATGGTCAGTGAAGTGGCTGAAAAACAGTTTAGCCAAGAGTCGATTGACTTAGAACAACGTGTTGCCGAGATCATTTCTCAACAAGAAAGGAATGGGTTTAAACTTGACCAAATCTACGCAACCTGCTTACTTACTGACATCCAGTCAAAAGTGGCAGGAATATATGAGCGAATGCAACAGAGATGGCCCCCTGTCACTGTTGAGCGATTCTCTGACAAAACAGGAAAAAGACTCAAGGATAGCGTGGTTACTTTCAACCCCGGAAGTAGACAACAGATCGGAGAGAAGCTAAAGGAACTCGGGTGGAAACCTAAAGAGTTCACACCTACAGGTCATCCAATTGTTGACGAAGGAGTGCTTGCCAATGTTAAGATACCAGAGGCTCAGATCATTGCTGAGTACCTGATGCTGAACAAGCGAGTAAGCCAGATTACATCGTGGATGGAGGCTGTGGAAAGAGATGGAAGGGTACACGGTTCTGTGATCACCAATGGCGCTGTAACAGGTCGTATGACCCATAGCAGCCCTAACATGGCACAGATACCCAATGCAGGCTCTATCTATGGCCCTGAGTGCAGGGAATGTTGGACTGTTGAAGAAGGTAATGTGTTGGTAGGTTGCGATGCTTCAGGTCTGGAGCTTCGTATGTTGGCTCACTATATGAAGGATGAAGATTATGTCAGAACTGTCTGTGAGGGATCATCTAAACTTGGAACAGATGTTCATACAGTCAACCAAAGAGCAGCAGGACTTGCTACTCGGGACAATGCAAAAACTTTTATCTATGCATTCCTCTATGGAGCAGGAGATGAAAAGATTGGCAGCATTGTTGGAGGAAGCAGCAAAGCAGGAAAGGCTCTCAAAGCCAAGTTCCTTGAGCAAACCCCGGCCCTTGCCAAGCTCATCACCAAAGTCAAAAACCTCTCAGGTAAAGGGTGGCTTCCCGGACTTGATGGGAGGCGTGTTTGGGTTCGATCCGAGCACTCGGCTCTCAATACGTTGCTCCAAAGTGCCGGAGCCATCGTAATGAAGAAGGCTTTGGTCTTGTTCGATGACAAGGCTAAGGCTAATGGATGGAAGATAATGTATGTCGCTAATGTACATGACGAGGTACAGATTGAATGCAAAGAACAGATCGCTGAAGAGGTCGGTAAAGCATTCAAGCAGAGCATTATTGATTCTGGAGTAGCTTTGAATCTTCGCTGTCCTTTAGATGGTGAATATAAAATTGGAAGAAATTGGAGAGAAACTCATTGACACTTCTGAAAAGTAGTGTATAATAAAGGTAAGGAGCGAGTGTGGTGGAATGTATACACAGCAGACTTAAAATCTGCCGCCGCAAGGCTTGAGGGTTCAACTCCCTCCACTCGTACCAATTAACAGCTTGATCTGACACACCGACTGCGTAGCGGAAGGTAAGCACTGGAAACGGTGGGCAGTGTCCCTGTAATATAGTAAGCAGGAATTTCAAATGGCCTTAACTGCTATGGGGTTCTTTTTGTGAGACAATCAGTGACAGTCTGGAGAGACAGACAATTGCATGAAACTTCAATGGAATTTAAATAAGGAAATTCAAATGGAAAATAAACCTGTAAAAGTAGCTGGTCAAATCTTCTGGGCTAACTGGATGAAGGACTTCAACACCAAGTTCAATGAAGATAATACCAAGTATGAGTGTACCATCGGTATGCTCTCTGATAAGGCATCAGAGGCTTTGAAAGGCTTGGGAATTGTAATCAAGAACAAGGACACACAAGGTAACTACATTGTGGGTAAGTCCAAGTTCGTGTACGAAGTAGTGGACACTGAGGGTAATCCTATCGCTATTGAGCGCATCGGTAACGGCACTAAGGTGACTGCACTGGTTGGTTCATATCGCCACAAGATGAGTGCCAAGTTCGGAGCAGCGCCGTCTATCAGCAAGATCATTGTGACGGAGCTGGTGGAGTATGGTGGCGCTGAAGATGACGATTCAGAAACCCTCTGACGCTATCGCTGAACCTAAGATAGCACTTGTAGATGCTGACTTTCTGGTCTACCGTATTGGATTCACTACGGAGGATGAGCCAGTTGGCATCGCTAAGGCAAGGCTGACAGAGTGGCTAGAAGACTTTATCTACATCAATCTCAAGGCTGATCATTATCTAGCTTGGATTTCAGGTAAAGGAAACTTCCGCTATGACATTGCCAAGACAGTGCCCTACAAAGGCAACCGCAAGGAAGCACCAAAACCTAAGCACTATGCAGCCCTGCGGGAGCACTTAGTCAAGCGTCACGGTGCTATTCTTACAGTTGGTGAGGAAGCTGATGATACAGTCGCTATGGACTCTACAATACTCTTAGATGAGTGCTGGATTGTTCATGTGGATAAGGACTTGGATCAGCTTCAAGGATGGCACTACAACCCTGTTCGAGATGAGAGATACTATGTTAACGCATTTGAGGCTTATAAATCGTTTTGTCTTCAGTTGCTTACAGGTGACAGGACGGATAACATTCCCGGCTTACAAGGCATTGGCCCGAAAAAGGCTGAAAAAGCTCTTAAGGACGCGAAGACTAAAACAGAACTGCTCGAAGCAGCGTGGAAGAAGTATCAAGAATTGGGACATACGATGGCGTATTTTACTGAACAAGGGCAGCTCTTGTGGCTGAGAAGGTATGAGGGACAGATATGGCAACCGCCAAACAAGTTGCAACTAAGTATGGATTCCGCAGTGGACTCGAAGAGCGAATAGCGGAACAACTGGATCAGTTAGGAGTAGAATACACATACGAGAAAGTCAAGCTGAAATACATCAAGCCTGCTTCTTCTCATGTTTATACTCCTGATTTTGTCCTTGCCAACGGTATCATTGTGGAGACTAAGGGACGCTTCTTAGCACCTGATCGTCAGAAGCACATACTGGTTAAGAGACATAATCCAGAGTTAGACATTAGGTTTGTATTCAGTAACTCCAATGCCAGAATCAGCAAAGCGTCAAAGACAACGTATGCGATGTGGTGCAGGAAGAACGGATACAAGTTTGCTGACAAGACTATTCCCGAGGAGTGGATAAATGAACGTGGAACTGATTAAAGACAATGAAGATGGAAGCGCAAGCTATGCCTTTGACCTGACAGCGGAAGAGGCTTCTTCGCTGCTTCGATTGGGAATCCTAGAGGCTTTGAAGGCAGGAATTCGTGAGGGAGATAGACTGAAAGTAGAAGGTGAAGATGTCAGCAGTTAAAGTAGTATGGTCAACACCAGAAGGTGAAGATGCAGTGGCCTTCTGTGCCCGTGTGAGTAACCCTGAGAATCAAGTATCTCAAGAGACTGCACCACGGCTGCTGAAGTACCTGATCAAGCATAAGCACTGGAGTCCTTTTGAGATGGCTAACGTGTGTATGGAGATCGAGACAACAAGGGATATTGCCCGTCAGATTCTCCGTCATCGTAGCTTCAGCTTTCAAGAGTTCTCTCAACGGTATGCTGCTGTCCAAGGCTTTGAGTTGTCTGAGGTTCGCCTACAGGACACAAAGAACCGACAGAACAGTATTGAGGTAGGAGACTCTGATCTTCATGGCTGGTGGTTTAAAGCACAACAAAGGGTACGAGATGATGCTGAACTGGTTTATAACATGGCTCTTGCCAAAGGGGTTGCCAAAGAGCAGGCACGAAAGTTATTACCTGAAGGAATGACCATGAGCAAGATGTATATGAACGGAACACTGCGTAGCTGGTTACACTATGTGGAGATTCGCTGTGATAAGGCAACTCAGAAAGAACACCGAGAGGTGGCTGAGAAGTGCCGTGATGAGTTAACTAAGTTGTTCCCTAACGTAATGGAGGCTTTCAATGCTGCTTAATGAGTACCAAGAGAAGGCTTTTGAGACAGCCTTGGAGACTGCAAAGAATCCTGCTTACATGATTACCAATCTGACCTCTGAGGCTGGAGAGGTAGCAGGTAAGTTTGCCAAGTGGATCAGGGATGGTTCATTTGATGAAGAAGGAATGCAAAAAGAAGTTGGTGATGTGCTTTGGCAGATCGCTGGATTATCAACGGTAATGGGTTGGAGCTTGGCTGATATTGCCAGCAAGAACCTACAGAAACTGGCAGACCGTCAGTCACGATTAACACTTACAGGATCAGGAGATAACCGATGAACGAAGAAAAGAATTTTGATGAAGGCTATGCTTTTAGCTTTACCGACTGCAATGGTAAACAGTATGTCTTTGGTGTAAACCAAGAAGGAACACCTTGGCCTGAACTCTTAAATGATCTCGTAGGCTTCATTTCCAATGTCTACGGCTATGACATTAAGAAGTCAATACGTATCGAAGCACCCCGATGCTATAATTATAGCGGTGAGTGCGGATGGAGAGGCGAGTTCTTTGATAGTTCAGAAGACTTTGCTGATGATTTGGGTGAATGGTAAAGCATGAGAATCCTATTTATTCCTGATTGTCAAGTCAAAGAAGGAGTTCCTTTAGATCATCTGGAATGGGCAGGTAAAGCTATTTGTGAGTACCGACCAGACGTAGTAGTCAATGGCGGTGACTTCGCAGATATGCCTTCCCTGTCCACCCATGATGTCAAAGGTTCTAAGTACTTTGAAGGCCTTCGTTACAAGAAGGATGTAGAGGTGGTTAAGGAGGCTATGAAGAAGCTCCTACAGCCCTTACGTGACCTTCAGAGTAGGCAAAAGAAGAACAAAGAAAAGGTGTACAAACCACGTATGGTTCTTACCCTTGGAAACCACGAGAATCGCATCAATCGTGCGGTAAACAATAACCCCACCTTGGAAGGCTTGATCTCTACAGCCGACTTAGGTTATGAAAAAGATTGGGAATTATATGACTTCCTCCATCCTGTTTTTATCAATGGTGTTGGTTTCAACCATTATTGGCCTGTTGGAGCTATGGGTAGGCCCGCTGGTACTGCTTCCGCTATTGTTAATAAGCTCCATATGTCTTGCATTGCTGGTCATCAACAAGGCAAGCAAATAGCATATGGTAAGAGGGCTGATGGTAAGCCTATCTGTGCTATCATTGCAGGTAGTTATTATCTACATGATGAAGACTATATGGACACCTTAAGCAATCGACACTGGCGTGGATTGGTCATGTTGAATGATGTAAAAGACGGAGGCTTTGACGAGATGCTCCTGTCTATTGAATACTTGGAAAGGAAGTACAATGGAAAACAAGTGTAACAGTTGCTTCTATGCACTGATGGATAAGGATTTACAGGCTCCTTGTATTACCTGTACAGGATACTCTAACTTTGTTAATGGTCGTTTGTACATGACTGATCATCTTCCTGCGACATTGGAAGAAGCTATTGATGATTGGTTTCATGAAGGAGCACCAATGAAATATGACACTGTGTCCAAGCCTAAACATTATATGCTGTTTGAGGATGAAGGTATTGAGGTACGGGATGTAATTGAGAAACTAGCGGAAAAGATTCAAGATGCAGTTGATAAAGACGATTATCCTCAAGGATATGCTCAACCAATGTTTTTTGCTGACTACGTGCAACTGATGCAGTATCTGATGCGCTTCATGGACAAGAACGGTCTTGAGGACTTGAAGAAGGCTCGTTGGTATCTGGACAAAATGATTGAAGCGTATGGTCATGCTTGAAGAACTCAAAGAGAAACTGAAACGGATTGATGAGGTAACACTGTTAGAGCTGTTAGACATTACCAGCGATGACATTGTTATTCACTTTGAAGACTTCATCGAAGAGCAATACGATAAACTTATTAGGGAGATTGAATGAGAAACCTTCTGACAAAGAAGAACGTGTACACCTTTGACTATCCAGAGGCTTTGGCCTTTGCAGATAAACAGAATGGTGTATTTTGGACATTTGACGAGATTGATCTGGAAAAAGATGTACACTCAATTCTTACCGACTTTACTGCTGCTGAACGCCATGGTGTTACTACTTCACTTAAGCTCTTCACCAAGTACGAACGTATTGTGGGTGATGAATATTGGTCTGGTACTGTTAAACCTAACTTTCAGCATCCTGATGTTGGCCTAATGGCTGATGCCTTTTGTTACTTTGAAAGCAATGTTCATGCAAGATTTTATAACCGCATCAATGAACTACTTGGATTGGCTACTGAAGAGTTTCATCAATCTTGGCAGTATGATCCTATATTGGCTAGCCGTGTCGGGTACTTGGATGCTATTGTTGGTAGCCGTGATCTTCCCCTTTCCTTGGCTGTCTTCTCAATGATGGAAGGTTGTATCCTGTACTCTAACTTCGCTTTCTTGAAGCACTTCCAGAGCAACGGGAAGAACAAACTGAGTAACCTTGTGGCAGGTATTAACTTCTCTGTACGGGACGAGAACATCCACCATGAAGGAGGAGCTTGGTTATTCCGTACATACATGGAAGAGAACAAGGTGGATAAGACATGGATGCAAAGGCGTGTATACGATGCAGCTAAGGCTCTTGTGGAACACGAGCATCGTATAGTTGACCTTTTGTTCTCTCAGGGGGACATTGAAGGTATCAATGCACCAGCTATGAAGGCTTTTGTGAATGCACGAGCTAACATCTGTTTGAACAATTTGGGCTTTGACAGTATCTTTGATGAAACTGGTGATACAATCTCTGAATGGTTCTACTTGGGCATTAGTACCTCCACTATCCACGACTTTTTTGCGAAAGTTGGGAATTCGTATCACCGTAAATGGAATGAAAAGGGCTTTGTATGGTAAGTTCAGTATTAGACAACAAGTATGAGTTCCTGAGTGCAGAACGTAAGCGTCTGCAACAGCAAGGATTGTTACCAAATTGGTATCAGACCGGAGGATGGGCGCTGTTCAAGAGCAAGTACATGGAAGGCTCAACGAGCTTTAAGAACCGTGTAGAGCAGATTGCTGCTACAGCGGCTAAACATGCACCCAAAGATGGAGTAGATTGGTATGAAAAGTTCTTTGAAGTTATTTGGAACGGCTGGCTTAGTCCTTCAACGCCTACGCTGGCTAATCTGGGTACTAACAAAGGGATGCCTGTTGCTTGCAGCGGCCAGTATATTGGCGATTCTGTTGCTGACTTTTATGGTGAGCTTCTTGACACTGCTGTGCTTACAAAGAACGGGTTTGGGACTTCTGGCTATCTTGGAGACATTCGACCACGGGGTTCTCAAATCGCCACTGGCGGTACAGCTTCGGGAGTTCTTCCGGTTTTTCAAACTTATGTAGATGCAATGAAGCGAGTGACTCAAGGGGTTGCTCGTCGAGGCGCTTGGGCAGGTTATCTTCCTATTGATCACCCTGACTTCCATGAGTTAGCTGATTGGGTGAAGAATAACCCTGATGATGCCAACGTAGGATGGACTGTGAGCAATGACTTTATTGAGTCCTTGGATAGTGGTCATCCTGAAGCGATTGAGCGTTACCAGAAGGCTTTAAAGCTGAAGATGCTGACAGGTAAGGGTTACTTCTTGTTCACTGATAAGGTAGCTGAAGCCCGTCCTGTGATGTACAAGGAACATAACTTGGATGTTAAAGCTTCTAACCTGTGCACAGAGATCATGCTGCACAGCGGGGAGGAAGAGACATTTACCTGTATTCTGGCAAGCATGAACTTGGAGAAATATGATGAGTGGAAAGACACGGACGCTGTGGGCACTGCGACAGTATTTCTTGATTGTGTTGTTAGTGAGTTCTTGTCGATGGCTACTGGCAAAAGAGGCTTTGAAAAGGCGGTGGCGAGTACTGAAAAGAGTCGTGCGCTAGGCTTAGGTGTTCTTGGGTGGCATTCTCTGCTGCACAAGAAGATGATCCCTTTTGAGAGCTTTCAAGCTCGTAGACTTAATGTGGAGATATTTAATGGAATTAACAAGAAGTCAGCAGCGGCAAGCAGGTATCTTGCGGGACAACTTGGAGAGCCTGCTTATTGCAAAGGACATGGAGTCAGAAATACACACCGCATTGCTGTTGCTCCCACCATGTCAACAAGCCAGCTTATGGGTGGGGTATCACAAGGTATTGAGCCGTTTATTGGAAACGTATTCGTCCAGCAAGGAGCAGGAGGAGAAACAATTAGAGTTGTCCCTGAGCTGCTAGAGATTATGAAGCGTGAAGGTGTGTACAGCCGTGATACATTGCTTGAGATTGCAAGTCATGATGGCTCTATCCAACACGTTACATGGATGACTCCAGAGGAAAAGGAAGTGTTTAAGACAGCCTTTGAGATCGACCCCTACGTCATCTTAAACCAAGCGTCTGAGCGCCAACTGTACATCTGTCAAGGTCAGTCTCTCAATCTGTTCTTCGGTGCAGATGATCCAGAGGAGCATATCAGTTCTGTTCACAAGGCAGCATTCAAGGATAAGACTATCTTGAGCCTGTACTATATCCGCACCAAAGCAGGCGTAAGTGCCAGCTCAGGTGAATGTGTTGCCTGCCATGCTTAACAAGGAGAAAGAATGAAGATTGTGGTCTACAGCAAGGAGAACTGCCCTGCTTGTACGGCTCTGAAGGCTCGCCTGACTAAGGATGGCGAGTCCTTTACAGAGATTATGGTAGGTGTAGATATTACCCGTGAGGAGTTCCTAGAGAAG